TTTGAACTGCTATAGTCGTGACGATACATATCATAAACAGTTCCAGAAGACCAAAATCTTCTTTGAATCACCAATCGAGTATCACTTGCATTAATTTTCTTTAATGCAATCATCGTATCCCAATAATTATTCTCCTCATTAAAATTGTCTTTTGGTGAAGGAGGACTTGTATCCCAATCTGATTGAAAATCTGTTGGATTTGGAAGACCAATAAAAGTATAATAAGAGTTTGTTCCAGTGCTTATTCCAGAAACAAAATTCTTTGCATTCAATATTCTAATTTGATCAGTTATGATTGCTGCCATTTTACATTGTTTTTATCTATTTATGAAATATAGTTCAAATATTTTAATGGAATTTTTCTAGATGCAATTGATCCTGTTGAAATTCCAGTAAATCCATTATTAGTGTATGCACTATATAAATTTTCTTTGGATCTAGATGAAAGGTTGATTTTTCCCCAACTAAATTCACCATAAAAATTGCTATAACCAATTCCAGATAGTCCATTATAACTAGAGACACTTACTGTTACTTTTGCAACATAAGTGACTCCAAAACCAATTGTGGAAGTTTGTGCTATTGAAACTGCTGCCACCTGATACACATTATCTAAGAAAGTTGATCCAATTCCAACAGTTGATCCTAAAGAATTAAGTGAAGTCACACCTCTACCGACATTGGAGTTATAGATCGTAAAATAATAACCAGTTTGAATTCCACTAATAGTTGTAACTCCAGTTATTGATGAATTTCTTAAAAATGAATTTGGTGAAATTAACATATCAAATACTAATCCAGTTGAAGCAACCCCAACAGAAGTTGTCGAAATTCCGGATATAATTCCAAAATCTCCTTGATAAGAAATTACAGCATTATCTTCATAAACAAATGTTGGTGGTTCAATTAATACTTGTGGAACAGAAGTAGATATATATCCACTTCCACTATATGTAACTGCAATTCCTATTACAACTCCACCAGATATGGTTGCAGTTGCAAGAGCAGTATTTTGTGCTGCTGTTGTTCCAAATCCAATTGGTTGAGATATTGATATTGTTGGTGTAGTTGTATATCCAACTCCGCCATCACTAATGACAATTGAGGTTACTGTTCCTCCAGAAGAGACTATACAAGTTGCAGTTGCTCCAACTCTACCATCTTGAGAAATTAATGTAATATTTTTTTGGAAATTTAAACTTACATTATTTTCATTAATTGGATTAAAGAATGGACGAATATTATCCACATAAATGATCGTAGATCCGATTCCAACTGATTGAATTAAATATGCCGTTGGATAAATTAGAGGTTCATATAGAATTCTATTCTTTCCAATTATTTGTTCATTAATAATTTTATCTTCGGTTTGTCGGCACCAAACAATAGGTCTTAATAAATTTGAATCATTTGTATTGCCAGGCCCAAAATATGGAAGTGTATCAACAGTATTTGTGGATGTAATACTAGTAACAGTCCTTTCATCTTCTTGGAAAGTTGCTGGTTGGCCAATAGAAGGATCATATCCGATAGTTAAATCATCACCCTCCTTTACGGTTTCTAAAATATTTCTTTCTATTACATCAATAGAACCACTTCCCTTATAGAAGAGTATTTTTGAAGTATCTCCTGATTTTGGTGCTTCTGTAAATGTAATAACACTTCCACCATTAAAGATATAACCACCTCCAGGTATTTGTAAAATATCATTAATAAAAATCAACAAAACATCCTGAACATCTACAGGTGATCCTGGTGCAGAACGAATTGAAATAAGACTTCCAGAAACTGTGATTGGAAATTCTTTTCTAGATCCATCAAACAATGTATCATAATTGTCAAGAACTTCTAATTCACCAATTGACCATCCAGAAAATTCATCAGCATATGTCTCTTGAATTGAAAGTTTAAATTCTCTAAAAAAAGCAGATCCTGTAGTCGGAATTCCTGTTGTTCCACCAATTGCAACAGTTAAAATTTGTTCTTGTCCATATCCAAACCCAAGATTTGTAATTTCAAAATCAATTACACTTGAACCTTGTCCCACCACAATACTTGCAGTTGCATTACCACCATTTCCAGAAACTGAAGAAGCACTATAAATTAATGGTATGTCTGAATATGACAGTGGTGAATCAATAATTACTTCTGGTGGATTGGTGGAAGTATATCCAGTTCCTGGATTTGTAATTGCAATACTCACAATATTTCCATTACTTACCGCAGCTGTTCCAATATATTGAATACTCGGTGATCCTGTTGATGAAGTTGCCACACCAACTCTTACACTGGTTTGTATTCCAGACCTATATCCAGAACCACTATTTCCAATGCTAATTGCAGAAATTGTACCTGCAATAGAAACCGTAACAGTTGCACCAGCAGAAACAAGTGGTTGATACCCAAATCCTTCCGTCGATCCAACGGATACAATAATTCCACCTCTTGGAAGAGTTGAGACATTTACATCATATGAAACTGATGATGCTGTTCCGGTAAAAGTAATACTTGTAATTCCTAGATTTTCTGATAAAGTATAATCTGCATTTAATCCTGGTCCTTGGAAAATATCATTAATTAAAATGACTGCATTTTCATTACTAATTCCAGTCACACTAGATCCACTGGAAGTAAGAGTGAAATCCTTTTTACTACCATTAAAATTATTGGAAATATCATCAAAAACATAATTTTTGGAATATGTTTCATTACTAGAATTAGGAGTTCCTGATCTTAAGAACACTCTTCCCTGAAAGGTGGAAGACACCGATATTCCAGTCCAATCTATTTCATCCGGTTCGTTTGTAGATGCACTTAATGGAATATTTCCATATGGAGCTTCGGAGAAGTTTAGAGTATTGTCTACAATATTGTAATTTCCGACTACTTTGGTAATCAGAGCTCCCGTAGAGTGCCCTACAACAGTAGTTCCCAACCAAGGTCTCTTAAGAAGAATTGTATTTGTGGATCCAATTCCCACACCATCAATTCTCATAATTTCATCATCAATTTTGATTAAATCTCCACCAAAAAATGATGTGATTCCTGTAAAGTATGCTGTATTTTCGGATATTAAAAGTTGTTTAGATAATGAAGATGTAATCGCACTGGATACAACAGGAGATTGAATTAAATTGTCAATAGCAACAATAACCTTTGCATTTTGATTGGTTGCATTAAAGGTATGAGAAGATCCAATGCCAACAGAAGTAAAATTAAGAACTTCTGGAATTGATTTTAATGCATTTTGAGCACTAGAAGCCAGCTTGATCAAATTACTGCTTACCTTTACAACATAAACTGTTTCTGGTATTTTGTCAGTACTACCAACACTTACAAAACTAGTTGAGGCAATTCCAATTGCCTGAGTTGATCCTGCACCTGCGTGTGAATATACAACTTCTTCTCCACTTACCAGAAAATGATTTGGAATTGTTATTGTATTGTTCAATATATTCACAATCTGAGAATCACTTCCATCAAAATTTCTTCGGAATATATCATCAGTTTTATGTTGAAGATTGAAATCTTTCTTTATGCTTCGTTCAGTTCCTTCATAGGTATTGCTATCTGTGACTATAGAAGAATTTGTTAAATCAATTTCTGTAATATCACTTGCTTCATCTGCAATTTGTAGTGCATTCATAAATGATTTTACCTGAACTTGAATATTTGGATTCGGAGTAAAGGTAATTTTTGTATATGTGTCTGTTCTAGATACACCTACTGTTCCAAGTCCAGATGCAGTTTCTATATTTGCAAATTCAGTAATAAAAGTATCTGTAGAATTGTGAAGAACTATAACCTCAGACAATTGATGACGATTGTTTATGGTATCTGATACTTGAACCAAGAAGTGAGCACAGTCATAATCAAAATTATCGCTATTAATATTAACATATTGCCCGACCGGAGTTGCAATTGGAGATGTTGATGATGCGATTGAAGTTGTTCTTGCTTCTAACAAAGAATACTTCATATCAAAAGTTCCCACACCAGTATATGATGTATTTGCAATTGAGATGTGTAGTGTGTTGCAAGTAACTGCTAATCCAGTATTTGGAATAAAATCTACAATTAGATTTGAACCAGAAAAATATGGGTTGTAGGTGCCCAGTCCAGAACTTGAATATGGGAGAGCAGAATTATTTGTTAATTGACCATATTCTAAAAATTGAATATTTGATCCATCGTGAATGATATTCAATTCATCAAATTCATATTGTCCATTACTTGCACTAATTTCAACTAAAACCTTTGCCGAAGTATATGTATTTGCAATACTTACAATTGTACAAGTAGATCCTACTGAAACTGAAGATACACTTGTTCCTACTATATTTACAATTCCACCATAATTAGCACTGCTAACACCAGACAGAACGCCCTTTACATCATAAGCAATAATAGAAACATTATAATCGTTTATGATATATTTTATTGGATAAAATTCTAATATTCCCTCGGTTCCTTGAATGCTAAAATCGAATGAACCCAAATCATTAGTACTATAAACCTTTGCATATTGATTTAAAAATCCAGTTGCATCATTATGTAAAAGTGTGACAAATTCACACTGTCTTTCATCAGTATATCTTTGATCTTTTGTGTATATAAAATATTTTTGTACTCTTGCATCTGATAATTTAAATCTATGAATATCTGAATAACGAGTTGCTCTTGGATTACTATTAAATTGTGAGCTAATATCATCAATTGAAAGAACTCTATTTCCTACAGATTCTTGATAATCGGTAAGAATTCGACTTGAGAATATAATTTCGTCAGAAAATGTAGAATTTCCAATTTGTAAAGAATTCTCCTTTACTAAATCAAAATCATAAACACAGTTTAAATTCGCACTACCCACAATATTATTCAGAATTTCAAAAGATGTTAAATCTGTAGATAACCCTACAGATAAAGATTGTGAAGAAGATGACTCTAATTGATAATCAGCAAATTTTCTAAATCCTGCAGTATGATTTAGTGTACTTACTACATCATTCCAAGTATCATAATCTATTTTTGATTTTATTGAATATGAAAAATTTTGATAATAAAAACTATCTTGTATTTTTTGTAAATTATCGTTAAGAAATCCTGCATTAATCTGCCAACCCCTTTCAACTTTAGAAGTTGCTCCTGTTTCAAAGAAAGAATCTGTTCTTTCAATAGAAGTTATATTTCCTTGAGTTTTAGAAGTAAATCCTTTAATAATAAATCCAGAATAAAAGTTATCATTTGAACTTATAGTAAGTAAATTATTTTTTGGATCCCAATTTTCAACTATTCCTGTGGAAGAATCTGATGTTGCTGTTTCACCAGTTAAAAAATTATTTTTAGATAAAATTGGATTGAAAGTTGGGAAATATTTTTGTGGAATAATTCTTCCAGATGAATTTATTGAATCATAATTACCAGGAATTTCTGATGAATCTAAAAATTCGACAAGACTGTAACTTACAGATCCTATTCCACCCAAATTTGGAGTTACAGAGGTAAGTGTGAATAAATTATAATTATAATTTTTAGAATTATATCCCTTTCCAGTAGATCCGACTCCCACACTTACATTTTCAATTAAAACTTTGTCATTAACTTGAAATGGGAATGAATTTGCTGTACTAAATCCAACAGACAATCTAACAGTTACACTTTTAGTTGAATTATTAAAACTAATAGAATTAATACCGACACCATTTGTATTTTCTGTAGGAAGAATTGTCGGTAAAGAATTATTAATTCCAAAAGTATTTCTTAAAATAGTGACTTGAGTATCACCCAACGAATATCTCAAATCAACTTCTGGAATGACATTTTGAGTTTTACCATCAATAACAATTAATTTTGGTGCAGAACTATATCCTCTTCCAGCCGAAGAAATTCCAATTGAAGCAAATGATGCCAAAGAATCTACTTTTATAATCTGTGGAAGATATACTGTAGGTCTAACGGTATTATCTGAAGAAAAATCAAATCCAATATCAGATATTTTTGTTCTTTTGATTTTACCAATACTGGTGCTAGATGGTTCTACAATTGCATTTGATCCAGAAACACTCACGATTGTTGTGATTCCTGGTAGTGAATAATAATTTTGTCCTCTATTTTTTATTTCAAATTTTGCAATCGGTCCAGATGCCGAAGAAGAT